TATGCAATCTTCTTTAACTCTTTATCTGGACTCTTGTACTGTACAGGTAAAAGATTCATTCCATCCTGAATGCCATAGTCTCCCACTGTCTCCGCTAATAGTAGTGTGTTTGAGTAGATGTCTGGTCTATCAATACCCTGCGCTTCCATCGCTGCTTTAATCTCTTCATAAGATAGCAGGTGGATGTCAAACTTGTTAAATGTTATCTGACGGTCTTCGCCATAAAGGTAGTCAAGGCGTTCCATCATGTCAGTTTTTTTCTTTGACTTTTCGTATGTACTATCTTTAAGAATTTTTCCATGAGTGTTCATTAACAGTTTAAACTCTTGAACTTCTTTTTGTGATGAGTCAACATGGTGGCAGTCTGGTGTAACAACTACCTTGATACCAAACTCATCGGCAAGTTCAATAAGATATTTATTAATGTGTGCTTCATTATGAGGCATAACCTCAATATAGTAATCATCAGCAAAGCGTTCTTTAAACCAAGATATGTACTTCTTGGCAAGAGCAAACTCTTCCTCCTCAAGTGCTTTAACTAACACGCTACTTGGACAAGCAGAGGTAACAATGATTCCCTCTTTATATTTTTCTAGTATAGTAAAATCAAACCTTGGCTTCTTAAAGAAACCATCTGTCCAAGATAGTTCACTAATCTTGTTTAGGTTTTCTAAACCAATTTGATTCTTGGCTAGAAGGATAATGTGGTTATAGACAAGATCTTGTTGACCTTCTCTTTCAGACTTATCTCGTGTATCAGATATGTCTGCACACATGTATCCCTCTAGCCCAAGAATTGGCTTTATGCCCTTTGCTTTTGCAATACGGTGCAGTTCCCTATGCCCAGATAAAGTACCGTGGTCAGTGATGGCTATTGCAGGCATCCCTAACTCAACTGCACGGTCAACGTATTCTTCTGGAGTAGCAATCCCATCAAATAAACTAAAATGGGTATGGACATGTAAGCCGACGTAGTTCATATTACCAATCAGCGTTAGTTGCTGAAGTGGTAGATGGGCCATCAAAGCCCAAATAGAACGCTTCTTGTTCTGCGTATGGAATCTTCTTTAGTGCTGACTCCAATGGATAAGGTTCGATTGTTCCCCAATCAAATGGTTCCTTATCTGGTGCTGATGGAATAAGTGTGTAATTAGTTTCAGTTCCTTGACCATTACGCTTTAACTTCCACAGTACATTTGAGATGCTGCCCGTTTCAAGTGCATACTCACGAATTGTGTTAAATGATGATTGCTTGCTGATACCCATTGACCAGATAGCAACATATGGTGCTTCAATTCCATCATCAACTAGTACGTTGCAATAGAAGCGAAGACGGCCTCGCCATCCTGCCTTTGGATCCTTGCGGTGCATTTCTTCTGCCCAGTCACGGCCTTCTGACTCCATAGTATCTACAGCCTTGCGCTTGTAGTCCTTTGGATTTACGTGTTCCTTAACAACAAGTGCTAGGCCACGCTGTTCATTATAGTTTGCAGAATCTTCATCAAGTTCTTCAATGAATCGAATCTTTACAGACTGACCATCTGCAAGTTTAAGCCACTTTACTTTTGGCCCGTCGTTTTCATATTTTGGTCTATCGAGCAGGGCGTTGATGTTCTTGATTCCCTTTACAATGCTCATATTTTTCTCCTTTGTGTGTTTGTATTAGTTTAGCATAAGGGATATAGATTTGTCAAACTGGAACTCTAAGTTTCTAAGTTCTTCGTCTGGCATATCTCCAATATCCTTATACTGATTATTTAGTTTGATAACAGAAACACGGCTAGAAAGTTTTTCAACTATTCTATCTTTCATGTTTCCTCCTGCCTCATCATTATCAGCAACAACAATAATGTTATTGAAATACTTCTGAAGCAATTCTATTTGTGTGCTTGATACATTTGCACCAAGTGTTGCTACTGCTGGAAGTCCAACCTGATCAAGCCTGATTGCATCAAACGACGACTCCACTACATATACTCTATCAGATTTTTTGACTCTGTGCAAGTTAAAAAGAGTTTTGCTCTTTGGAAGTCCTGGCGTATTCTTAAAATCTTTTCCTTCAATAGATCTACCAACAAATCCTAAAAGAATTCCGTCTGGGCTGTGTACTGGAACAGTTACCATGTCTTGCTTTTCTGAATAGCCCAATGAAAACTTTAGACAAGACGACTTTTCAATTTTTCTATATGTGAAATAATTTTTTGCTCTTTCTGAAGCAACCAAGTTATTATGTAATCTTTTAACAATAAGTTCATCAAAAGTTTTATAGGTTTCTTCTTTTATAAGAACCTTGTCAATTTCCGTAGTAAGGTTTGTTAATTTTTCTTTACTTTTTATAAATCTTGCAGATTCAAAATATGTTCTACCAGAAGTGTGCATAACTAATTCTATAAGGTCTGCAGATTTTTGACAAGAAAAACAAAAGAACATTCCGCTATCTTTTTGTACTTCTCCTGCTGGCGTTCTGTGGTTATTGTGAAATGGGCAAAATATCATAAAGTCTGCATCAAGTTCAGACTCTACGGTAATACCCGATCCTGTAAGGACTCGCTTGACTTGCTCTGCGGAATAAAGATGGGTTTGGTTCCGTCTATTCCTGCTATCCATTCACTCTTCCTTTTCCCTGTGTATACTGCGTGTATTGATAATTCAAATTCAAAATAGTTCTTTATATCATTATACCGTATTGTGAAGTCTGGGTCAAGATCAATTCTTGGCACATATCCACTTAATTTCATTTCTGATACTAATAATCTTATATACTCTTCTTTGAGCCTTCCGATCATCGAATCATCGTATATTACTCCGTCAAGACAGAAGCGCTTAATAGACTTATGGTGATAAGAATTATAAGTGGTAGCACTACTTTTTGACATACCATATTATAACTACTTATCTTCAAAGTCTTTATATCTGTAATATCCCTTGTCAAAGTCACACTGAACCAAGAAATCTCCCATAAACCCATTACGGTTTTTTCTAAATGCACACTCAATAATGTCACTATTTGTACCACGGCCTAATGCAAGCACCCAGTCAGCATCGTAAGCAATCTGTCTAGACCAGGCTGTTTGACCTAGTGTAGGGACTGTAGAGAGGTCATTAACATCATCTGGTGTAGCAGATGAGATAGCAATAATTGGAACCTCTTCGCCAATTGCCATTAGTTTAAGTTCTCTTGAAAGATTCTTCATTCGTACCGTTTCGTTATCTGACTTCTGATTAGGAGCCATCAACTGAAGGTAGTCAACGATTACAAAGTCTGGCTTATACTGATCGATCTTTCCACGAAGTACTGATGGATTAATTTCTCCACCGCTATCATTTGAAATGATGTGAAATTCTGGCTTGCCTGCAAGATTTTTTGCATGCCAATCCTTTAGCATGTCAATCTCAATCTCTCCATTGCTAATTTTTCTGTGTGACCAACGACCCTCACCCATAATTGTAAATACACGATTACGAACTTCTGTCTCAGACATTTCAAGTGAGATAATCATAGGAGACTTTCCCTGCTTCCATGCTTGAACAGCAAAGTAAAGTGCAAGCCAAGACTTTCCAATACCTGGATAAGCAAGAAACACCCCAAGTTGTCCTGGCATAATTCCAGAAGGTAAATAGTTATCAAATCCTGGAAGACCTGTCTTAATCCCAGATAGGCCAAGTGCTTGCTGTTTTTTAACATTCTCAAAGTAGGCGATAGCAGACTCAAGATCTGTAACATCAATATCACGAATTGCAGCAGTATTCTTTTTTAGTTCTGAAGTTTTTGTAATTAGTTCATTAAGGGCACCAGTTCCATTATTGTTTTGAATCTCAGATGCTGCAGATCTAATTATATCTTTTAAACTATCCGTTAAATATTCACCCTGAAGTTCTTCAAGGTGGTGCTTTGTTGCACCTACACCATTAACTGGTTCGAAGTCTCTAAACTTTTCGGTAACCAATTCTGCTGGTGGAAGAACTGAGTTATTCTCAAAGTATAGTCGAACAAAGTTCCAGATGTCTCCGTGAGTTCTTAAAAGATTATCAACATTAGCCTGAAGAAGAACATGAATCTGCTTATCTTTTAAAACAGCCGTAAGTAGTTTTGCCTCTGTATTATTCACTCAACCACTCCTTTGCCATTCGTCTACGCTCTGCTCTCTCTTCTGTATCTTTAATTTTATCTTTTTGTGCCTGTAGTATTTTTTCTGCGTTATATGCAAAGTAGTTCCAAGATGGATTCTCTGCAACTGAAAAGTAATACTCAAGTATATCGTAGCATCCTGGCAACGTATATGATTCAACAAGAGCATCTGAAGCCCATTGTTCTACATTAAGGTTTAGGGATGGCTTTGACTCGTACCTTGCGGTATGATACTTGCTGTATCTTGAAAGCAAAGCCATGCGGTCTTTGCGTTCAGCCATTACTTTTCTTCAGCCTCACTTTGGGCTTCAAGAATCTTTGCTGTAAGTTTATCCTCAACAAACTTATACACACGCTCAAAAGACTGGTCTACTGTCTCTCCATTGCGTGAACTATCAACAACCCCAAGATCAAGTCTTAGTGATTGAAAATTTCCTAGGTTAAGTGTGTATCCAAGTGTTACAGATACCTTTGTTGGTTCGTTTTCCATTTTATACCCTTCGCTAAATAGATTCATTCCAAATTGGAACAAACCGCCCATCTTCTGTTTTCCTATAAGTAAGTATACCATCGCCCATTCTGCGTGTCAATTCTTGTTTACTGGGCGTAATATCGTTTGTTATTAACTTGTCTTTTCTTGGTCTACCAATATGGTATGAAGCAAGTATATCACGTATTGCTCTTACCTGTGATTCTGAATAATATGATCTTACCTGAAATCCTCTAGCACCACCCTTTTGAGATCCCGTTGGAAATGGGATAACTCCTCGTTTCATTAGTGACGGCATATATTTTTTATGACGATTAACTAAATCAGCAGTCTGTCCAACAGTATAGGCTCTTTCTCTTTTGTTTTTAAAATCACTAATAAAACAACTTTCAATTTGATCTTTTGTAATATTATAAACAGACATTATTCCATTAGAATGATTATAGTGATGTATTCTAACAAGGTCTCCGTTAAGGAACCAAACCTTTTTATTTCCTGGTATTACAGGTGACTCATTGTATTTTTCGCTCTCAATAGTTCCCTTTTTAGTAACCATTGTCCCTCCAAAGTGTGACTAGGTGGATGAAAAAATACTCTAATTCCACAACTCATGCAATATACTTCTAAGTGGTTAATCTCAGTATATTGTCTATCTATAAACATTCTACCTTTGCATTTTTTGCATGATAACATTAGTTAGGTATTCCAACTATAATAAGGTTAATGCCAATACTTGTGTCTCCACCAGTATTAAATTTAACTGTTCCTTCTATTCTTGAAGTTGATATGCTATTAATTGTTACTGTGACATCTTTTCCAGCGTCTGTACTTCCAATATTTATGGGGGTTGCCGTAACTACTGGTGCAAACTTAAAGTCTGTTCCAAAAGCATAAGAGAATGGCTTAGATGATCCTGCTGTTTGTGTTGTACTTGTTGTAACCTGAACATATCCACCGATTATGCGGGCTTCTGAGGCCTTTACACTTTGCTTTCCCGATGTTGGGGTGTCTACAGTGACATACTTATAGGTTGATGGAGATATCTGAGTAGATAAATCATTAACAGCCTTAACAATCTGATAAATGTATGTTACATCTAAAGGTTGTCCTCTTTCTGGTACAGGTAAAATAGCCATACTATAATTATACCAGAGACCTAACTCCAGAATCATAAACCTTAAGAGCAGGCTTTATTGATGGATTGATGGATGCTACCTGCACCAAGACTCTAACTGATGAAGTGCCAGTTTTTAAAAATGAATAACTTGTTCCAATAGAAGCACCAACATTTGAGTATTCTCCGCCATCAAACGAAACAAAAATATCATACATCTCTTGGGTAGAGGTGGCTGATCCTTTAGACCAATTAACGATTATTGTATTTCCAACAATATTTAAATCACCCGATAGTACTTTAACTGCTTCAGAATTAACTAAGAATATTTGAGACCAGGCAGATTTTCTATTTTTATCCTCAGAAACAAGTCTAAATCTTACTGCTCTATTGTTTTCTGATGTAACCTTTCCTAAAAATTCTTTTTTTATAATAATGTTTTTTATTCCTGGATCTGCCACTATACCACATCCAAGCCAAATCTAAACTCAATATAGTTTGTTGTGTTTGCTGATTTAATGATTGTTTTTGCTTCTGAAGTTTTTACAACTGAATATCCTGTTAGTCCATACAAAGAATTATTAGATGTAACATTTTCAAGTCTAAGTCCATCTAGGCAAACATAAAAATCTGAAGTTGGAGTTGTGCTACCATCCTTTATGACAGAAACATAAATTCTTGCACTGTTTACTTCTGCCCAAGAAAACTCAGCACTTTTTTGTAGTTGCTGAAGTTGTTTTGAAACAACAAAATACCTATTAGTTGCAAAATTATTATTTGTATCATCAACAACTGCTTCAAAGATTGCCCACTTGCCAGTTTTAAAACTACCCGTAGATGAAAATTCAACTATAACTCTTACTGACTTTGGAAGTGTAACTGCTGATCCAACTTTGTTAACAACAGAAAATGCAAGCCTTAGTTCGTCTGTTGGAGAATTTTTGCTAAAGTCAATAGAAGTATTTGTTAATTGTATAAAGTTTGATCCTGGTGCTGCTATCAGATTGCCATCTGAGTTTATTGAAATATTTGCATTGTCTCCAGATATTGCAAAAATATTATTTAAGAACCTACATCTTTCATATCTGTTAACTCTATTTGAGTTTGTAAATATTTTATTATCTGCATTTGTTTGAAATACTGGATAAACCTGATTAATTATATTTGTATCAACATCATTAATTAAATAACCAGAAGAAACAAATGTTCCTGTTAAACTAGTAGAAGAAACAACTGTGAAAGAAGTTGCTGTTGGCACAGTCTCAATAGTCACATCTGATAAATTAAATACTGTTGGACTAATTCCAGATATGGATATTTTTGTTCCCATCGTTAGTCCATGCTCTGCATCGGTAGTATATGTTAAAGTAGATCCTGAAGGGGTTCGAGAAGAAATTGTTGCATTAACTATTTTAACAACACGATCATCTAGTGGCTCATAGATTGAAGGTATTTGTGTTCCTTGGGAAGAATATTTCCAAGATTCTAACTCAGAAAAAGAATAAATATTTTTGCTATCAAATGATCCAGCAGCAGGGTTAGATGCTGCA